AGCATTGAACCATCGGAACGAGCCATCGCGTTGCTGGAAACGAGTGGCGTTATTAGATGAAGCGGAAAGGTACTGGTAAGTATCTGAACCAGTGCGAATGCTGTTACTCGTTAAATCAACAGCACCAAGACTGCTGTTTGTGTACAAACCAGCAAAAACGCCCACCTGAAGATTGCCTCCAGTGTTCCAAGCGGTGGACGGCGTAACGCCCACGCCCAGCCCCGTAGCGTTGAGGGTCATGGCGAGTCCAGTGCTAACTCCAAAAACGAGCGCACCATTGCTCGCAATACCGAAATCGGTTCTGCTGATTCCAGATATTAAAGCTATGCCAGATCCAATGTAGCCAGTTTCAGCGGTTCCATCAGTGAATCGCGCAATGACTGACGATCCAGTAGATTTGAACTGAGATGTGCTAGCAGACGCACCGCCGTTGATTTCCAGCGGATAGGCTGCGCTCGTGCCATTAATCCCAACACCTGTACTTGCGACTGTCAGCTTATTCGTCCGCACCGTCAGATCGCCGGTGATGGTGGCGGAGGCGAGGGTGGCGGATGGCGAACAAGCGAGGATGTTGTTGATGCTGATTCGCTTGGTCGTACCGGATGCCGCCATCGAATTGTCAGAGACATCGACGATCGGAACCATGTCGTTTGCGGGATCGGCCGCCGTTAGGGCCGCTAAGGCTGTAATCTTGGAGTCTGCCATAATCAGTTAGCTTGGATTGCGATTTTAAAGAGGTCTTCCTGTTGGAGGAAACCAGCGTCTTCTCTCAACAGAAATTCAAAAGTACCGTATGTGATGACGAGTTTGGATGTTCCGTCTTCTTGCCACAGGAACCCCTCGTCTTCACGGAGAACATCACGGCGTAGCAACGGCGCGTCAGTGCCACCGGCTTGACCGGCGAACAAACGATTGAGTGCTATGCCGAGTGAAATCATTAGGCGCGAGCGTTAAACGCCACCACACTACCGGAGGAGATCTGGAAGCCGGTGATGTTGCCAACCAGCGGGAAGCCAGCGGGAATGGTCTTGGATGTCCAAGTTCCGCTGATCTGGAATCCGGTAATGGAAGTAAAAACGGTTGGCTCGGTTGGAATCAAGCCAGACCAGTTGCCGGTCTGAGCGGCTGTGCTAGTGACGAGTTGGAAGCCTTCTCGGCCCATGCTGTACTCGGTTGAAATGTCTGCTTGAACGGCCATTTTGTTTGATCGGTAGAGGGGAGGTCACCGGAACTTTCCAGCAACCTCCCCAATTTTAACGGTTAACCTTTACGGACTTTCGGTGCTAAGGCTCCCTGTATCCACAGGATAAGCTTGCCTCCCTCTGGAACTGAAACAGTGTTGAAATTGTCGCGTTGGAGACTCGCGTCAATATCGGGACCAGAAACGATCTTACTCTTGCCGTTCTTGTCCACTGCTACGGTGGTGGCGATACGCATATCCGTTTGGATTAAGCGGTGATCAGCACTTCAGCTTGCGTAGTGTCCGCAGCGGCAGCACCGAACATGATGTCATACGAAGCCATATGAGCGCGAGAAGCGCGGCTGTACCACACAGAGAGCAACACAGACAGACCGTTGCTCAACTCAACAGCGCGCTGCTCAACGAACTCACCAGCGATCATTCCAACCGGCAAACCGCTCGCAACCGCAATAGCGTCCTGACCGCAGACGAAACCAGCGGTGTTCGCAATAGCTCCAGTCCAGTCGTTCTGCTCCAAGATGTTCGCAAATCCGAAATAGCCGTTGTTCAACGGACCATAACGGGAATCAGGGAACGGATTGGTTCCAGCGGCAGCAGTCAACTGACCGGAGAACATCAAGCGAGCCATGTGACTACCATCCAACAGCAACAGCTTCTGTCGGTAGTTCTTAGCCAGAGCCAAGATCGCAGGGAGGTCGCTAGTGTCGAAGTTGGCAGCAGTACCAATGACAGTGCCAGCACCAAACAGAGCAGCGGTCATCTGAGCGGTGACCTTCTTGCTAATGGCAAGAGCGAAGATCTCAGCGGAACCCTGAGCAAGATCAGCCAACTGGAAACCCTGATTCAACTCTTGCTGAGTGACAGTGAAAGTCTTGGTGATCTGGTTAACAGTCACCGAGGTAGCAGCCAGAGTGGACTCGTTGTTGGAGTTGTTCTCGAAGTCCGTCAGGTTGTCCTGAGCGTCATCACCACCAGTGAACTTCTTGACCTGAACGGTAGCGCGGGGGCGCAAGTTATCGAGACCAACGTTGCGCGTGAAATTGGCAATCATGGCCAACTTAGTAGTCGCAACAGTAATGACCGAGTCAGCGAGGTAATCGACAACCAGACCGGCAGCGAAAGTGTTCGCGTTCTGGGGAGCGATCAAGCGCGACTGACGCAGCAACTCGCTGTGGTTCTGAATCAAGAAACCCTTACGCTCTGCACCAGCGCGGAGGCTCTTGTGTTTCTCCATCAACGGGTTTCCGAGATTCTCAATCACGGGACGCACCGGTTCAGGAGCGGGAGCGGCGGCAGGAGCCTTCATGCTGGCTTCCAGAGCGGAAAGCTTAGCAAGAACAGCGGTGAGATCAACGGAAGCGGCAGGAGCAGCCGCAGCCGTCACAGTAGTGGTATCGGACATATTTGTGTCGGGTTGTTGTGTTGGTTGCGGCAAAGAAACTTTGCCATTTTCGCTGATAGCGTTATTGCCATCCGCAGAAATCTTGTCGTCTGGGGAGTCGTCATCTTCCTCCAGTTCTTCACGCTCCAATTGAGCGTACAGAGCGCGGAACCAATCGCGTCCAGCAGCACCACCCCAAAGGTTGGCAGCTACATCAGCGGGACTATTGGGTTCAGCCTCAAGAAAGCGTTCATTGCGACCCCACCAAGCGTTGGCCTTCTCAACTTTATCTTCGGTGGGAATTTCTCCAGCAACGAGCGACTCAGCCTCAAGAACGGTTTGCTTCTCAAGACCTTCACCGGCAAGACCTTCAGCGTATTGCTCAAGACCTTTGCGGAGGTTGTTCTTGACCGTCTCGGGAGCGGTCTTGGTGACAGCGCGGGGATGCCACTTAGCAGCCATCGCAAGCTGTTTGATAGGTTTGTCCACCAAGCCAAACTGAATCGCTTCGGCGGTGGTGAACCAAGTCTCCGCCTTCATTGCAGCGCGGATGGACTCGGGAGAGCGTCCCGTCTTCTTAGCATACACTCCAACCAGCACTTCAGCGTGTTGATCCAGAGCGTCAGCCATTTTCCGCATATCTTCCGAAGTGCCAGAAGCCATTCCAGAAGGATCGTGGATCATCATCAGAGCTGCATCTGCCATCTCTACGCGATCACCGGCAAGAGCAATGATCGAAGCAATAGAAGCCGCAATGCCAACCACTCGGGTAGTCACCGGAGCTTTGCGACCGCGCAACTGGTTGTAGATGCTCAGACCATCCCAGACATTACCACCGGGAGAGTTGATCTCTACCAAGAGCGGACCATTGCCAACTTCAGCAAGAACGTCAGAGAATTGCTTACCAGATAGACCGTTACCACCAAACCAATCTTCGCCAATCTGGTCAAAGATCTGAATGGTCGCAGTCTCACCAGCGGAAGCCGCAGGAGCGTAATAAAGCCAATCTGATTTCTTAGTGAAGCTCATTTTGTTTTCTTGGCTCGCGGCTTGCGTTGCTTTTTGACTGAAGCGGTCACTTCGGTTTGTTCTACAACAAGCGGTTGCGATCCACCTTCTGACGGAGCAACTGGAGACGGAGATTCAGAAGAATCATCTTCAATGTCAATAGCCGGTGCAGCACTAGCCGCAGGACGTTCTTTCTGAATCACCGAAATCTCAGATACATCAACTCCGTATTTGTCAGCAAGTTGACGCACAAACAAAGCTTGCTGTGCTTTTGCTTCTAAAGCAGACCGCCAATCAAGACCACGCGCACCATAGACTTCATCGTAAGTCAGAATGCCAGCCTCCAATTCAGCCAACTGAGCAGCGGAATTACGGCCAACATCAACGTTCGGAGAGCGGGGAGCGGTAATCGCTACCTCGTACCAATCAGACGGAGCATGGTTGAGCGTTGGGTCAGTCTTGATAGCGTACTCCATGACGTATTCATAAATACGTCGAGCCGCCGAAGACATCACTTGATGCCGAGACTTAAACCACACAGCAGACATATCTAGCGCACCGCGATAGACAGTTCCCTGCATGGACTCGGGATAAACAAGAACGTAAGGAATACCAACGCCAGCACAGACTTTCTCAGTCAATTGCCGCCAGTACTCACGCATATTTACACCGGGACGCTCAGTCGCAAACTGCTCAAATGAATCACCGTTCTTCAGTACTTTAACAGACGAACCAAAGACCTGCTCGTAATAGTTCTCAGCGGTGTTCTGAGTGGTTTGCGAGATTCCACCGGATCGAAGGCTGGAAGCTTGAACCTCACCGGAGACGGTTTTGACGATCTGAGCGACAGAAGCACCGAGTTTGCAAGCTTCCATCTCCAGCTTCTGCAAGTCGTCGAGATCGTGAAGATCATTGATAACCGCAGAGACAAACGGGAGTCCGCGAAGCTGTGCAGGACGGTTAGGCTCAAAAATATGGACAACCGAATCAGCAGGAATAGACCGGACATCAACTAGATTTCCCTGCGTCTTCTCTGACCCGATAAAATACGAGATTGCGCGTCCAGTCTTTGGATCAAATCGGATACCGTCAAACACGGTCTGGTCTGCCTCCATTCCAGCAGGAGTCGCAATCGATTGAGCTTCAATAAGCTGCAATCTCGGCTTTCCGCTCTCACCTTTGGTCAAAAGGATGAAGCTCTCGCCATCAAAGAACCAACCGCGAGCCGCTTGGCTCATCAGCGTTGCGAAAGACTGACGCGAACCAATATCGGGATAACGGCTCCAGACATCGAACCACTTCTTGGCTTTGAGATTCCAAGCTGGATCGCTTGAAGCAGGTTGAACCGAGAAGCTAGAGCCAACGGTGTAGCTCTCAAACAAGTCGCCAAGCCTATTCAGAACAGCGTTGTTCTGCTCAAAGAAGCGGGACTTACGGACAATCGCTTGTCGGGTTGAACTCGTTACATCAAATCGAGCGGAAGTGTAGGACGTATCAAGATACGAACGACGCAACGACTGACCGGCTCCTTCGTACTTATTAACGGGAGCGGGAAACAACTTATTAGCAATGGTTTGAAGGATTCCCATTAGCTCATTCGGGTTGTGGCTTCACGACGGAACTGTGTGAAATCACCGTAATAGCGAGTGACTGCAACCAGAATGGTCCCAAGCATTTTGTTATAGATCTGGAGGTCTGACGGATTAGTGATTCCGTCTCCAGCCAATAAGGTCACGGCAAGATCGTAGTCTGACAGCAGTGATTCCCACATTTCCAACATTTCACCAGCGGAAGCGGAACCTTTACCGGGTTCAGCGAACTCAACGGAAACGTCAGAACTAGAAGTTGAGCGGACAACTTGACCAGACTCTATAGCGTTTGCAGCAACAGTCAGCTTTGCCGTCAAAGCTTCCAACAAGCTCAAAGCGGCTTTGCTTGCGTAGGTAGTACGCAAATAACTCCGCTTAGTTGCTACGGTGTAGGTCAACACTTGGGCGGACTATTCACAGACCAACTGTGAAGTCAACTACTAGAATTTTCAGAACTAGTAGATGCGAGATCGTTCCACAGCATCACCATCGCCAATTGCATCAACTCGCAGTCATGCAAATGGTCCGGCCAGCGAGTGTTTCGCTTGAACCACAAGTGTTTGATTCGTCCCGCTCTGTTAGCCGTTGGCTTTAGAACGTGAGAGTCCAAATGCTTCCAGTATGTATCAGAATCGCTTGCAAATGCCCCTTCAGCCTCAAGCGGTGCAGGAAGACTACAAACGGTCCATTGATGATTCTCGGAGCCTTTACGAAGCCTCTGAAGAACTTCCCGCATGTGTTCACTATCGAAGACCAGAAGAGGCTGGACCGCATCAGTCCGCATTGACGTTGAAGTCGTAATGCCGAAGGGATGGATTGCGCCAGTCTTGCTGGTGAATCGCGCTCCGGTTTCTCGGCCTTTCATTGGCATCCAACCAATAAGCATTGGCTTTCTCAGCCCTCCTTCTGGTGGATACCGGAGACCGCAGGGATATGTGATTGGATTGACGCTGCTTTGTGAGAACTCAGCACAAGCATCGTAGACCGCTTGGGTGTTGAAACCGGAGTCGATGCCGACGTCCATATCATGCACGTTGTATTGAAGTTGGACCCGTCGAAGTGCAGCAAAATCGTCAGCATGACCGGCGGCAACAAGACGCGAATTGCCTTTGCTCCACTCTCGGCAAACCCACCAGACAAACGGAGCAGCGGCTTGAACGTCAGCGGTCAGGTAACGTCTGGCTTCAGGAAGTCCAGCATCAGACACGATCTCAACTCGCTCTTGTTGAGATTCTTGGTTTTCCCACGGTTCCGACAACATTCCGTTAATGAAACCCTGCAATCCCATCATTGAGCTTTTGGCTTCCAAGAACGAGACCGCCAAGTGTCCCCAAGTGCATTTACGATCCGGTGAATAGAGGCTCGACAAATGGTAAGACCTAACGCTTGGAAGACTCGCTTGATTCTCTGGAATCCATTTCCCGTGTCTCAACGCTGCCACCTTATGGGAATCCGAGATCTTACCCTGACAAAGCTGGCAAACGTAGTGCGCTGACGACCGGATACGCTGCCAGTCTGGCTTCCCATCTTCGGTCTTAGCGTTGTCCCAAGTGACTTGCTTCCACTCCAACTTGATGTATTCCGCGCAATGCGGACACGGGATGTAATACCGTCGCTGGTCCCCCCTAAGATAACGCTGCCAGATTCTGCCTTCTGAAGTTGTCGGAGTGCTGGTGAAGAAAGCTTTGGAGCTTGAGAATGCTTTCAGTCGTTGCTCTGCAAGATCCAGAGCGTCTGCTTCTTTTGCTGTTGCTTCAGCGAATTTGTCCACCTCATCTGCGACCAAGATTCGCACCGGACGGGACGCTAGGTTTGCCGGTGAATTGGAACCGACAAAGGTCAAAGTGCAGCGATCAAATTGCTGCTCAAGATTCGTCATCTGGTCTGCGTCCGAAGGAAACCGCGCAACCAATGCGGGACAATCCTCCAGAAGTGGCATCCAGCGGGATTTGCTGAACGAGCGAGCCAGATTCTCACTCGGCATCAGCCACAGTGCGGGACTCGGTTCTGTGTCGATAGCCCAAGCCAAACCAGCCATTAGGGTTGTCGTCTTGCTGGTCTGGGAACCCCAACACAACGTGACCTCAGAGACTGACGGGTCTTTCCAGCACTCAAGCGGTTCTCTGCAATATGGTCTGACCGCCGTGGAGAATGGACCGGGGTGTTCGGTCTGTCGTTGAGTAAGCGTGAGGTTTGACTCGCTCCACTCGACAACCGTTTGCCGTGGAGACGGACGGTAGATCTGACGACGGAACTCTAGGATTTCGCGTTGTAAATCAAGCATCAGAACAACTCGGTATTTAATTCTTCGATCCGGTGCTTTCGAGCTTCACTCATATTCAAGAACGCCATGCGTTCGTTCACTCCATCCATCAACTTGTCCCGCAACTGCACGTTGCAACCCCAAGTTGCGTTCTCATTGAAGATTTCAACCATCAGCACCAGACCGTCTGGCTCCAAGTGCAGCACTCCCCAAAATGGCAACTTAGTGTGCTTTGTAATCTCAAGAGCGGCTTGCAGCTTACTCCATGAAATCATCCATTGGTTGCCGTAGGTTGACTCAAGCTTTGCTAGTCCGTAAGTCCGAGATTTCACCTCATAACTTCCGGTAATTACGCCAGCGTTTTGGTTCCAGATGAACCCATCAATGCGCGACGGCTTATCGTCTGCGATTGGCAAAAACCGCAGAACCGTGTCACGCTCGATGGCTTTGAGCGCGATCTTGTTCTGACGGAGTGCTTCTAGCCCTCTCGGTTTCTGGCAGTTCAGGATTTCCATTACACCTTTTCAAGAACCGCTTTTTTGCCGGTGAAGTCTTCCCAACGCTTTACGATCACGTCGCAGTATTTGGGATCTAGTTCCATCAGGCGAGCTTTGCGACTGAGACGCTCACAAGCGATTGCAGTGGTTCCAGAACCTCCAAAGAGATCAAGAACAACATCATTGGCTTTGCTGCTATTTCCGATCTGGTATTCGAATAGCTCGACAGGCTTCATAGTTGGATGAAGCTCACTCTTCGCCGGTTTCTTGAAATCTAAAACCGTCGTTTGGCTTCTGTCTGAACCCCAATAATGAGACGCACCGTCTTTCCATCCATACAGGCACGGTTCGTGTTTCCAGTGATAATCGCTTCTGCCGATTGCAAACACCGATTTTACCCAAACCAAACACTGTCTGATTTTCCATTCTACATCAATGCAAGCTCCTCTGAAGTTGTATCCTTCTGAGTCTGCATGCCAAATGTAGAAAACAGCACCGTCCCGCATCACCGAGTTTGCTGTTGAATACACATCCCGAAGGAATTGACGAAAATCGTCATCAGACATTTTGTCGTTTTGGATTCCAAAAGTTGACTCGTCTTTTCTAGCCTTACCTGCCTTTTGTAGCATTTCATTCTTTGCTGTCATGTCCACATTGTAAGGTGGATCAGTTATCAACAAATCAGCCAAGTCATCGCCCATTAAACGCTTTGCGCTTTCGATTCTTGTAGAATCTCCGCACATCAGCCGGTGATTCCCTAGAATCCAAACATCTCCAAGCTTGGTTATTGGCTCGACCGGAACTTCCGGTGTCTGGTCTGGATCGGTTTCACCTTCAACAACTTCTGGTTCAAGCAACTCGGCAAGTTCCTCGTCCGAGAATCCAGTGAGGTCCATGTTGAAACCGTCTTCCTGCAAAGACTCCAGTTCAGACCGCAACATCTGGTCGTCCCATCCAGCATTCAAAGCCAGCTTGTTATCAGCAATGACATAGGCTCGGACTTGAGATGGAGTTAGGTGTCCAAGACGGATGCACGGAACGGTTTCAAGTCCAAGCTTCTTTGCAGCCATCACTCGACCGTGACCGGCAATGATTGTTCCATCTGCATCAATCAAGACTGGATTGGTGAATCCAAACTCTCTGATTGAACCGGCAATCTGCGAGACTTGCTCGTCAGAGTGTGTTCGGGAGTTGCGAGCGTAAGGGATAAGGCTGGAGACCAGCAGGTGTTCAATTTGATTCATTTCCAAGGATCGGTTGAGTGCAGAGTTTTCAGACATACTTCTTGAACCCAACGCTCTAGTTCGCGTTCAGCGTGTTCTGGATCGTGGGGAGCAATTCTACCGGCAAGCTGTTTCGGCATCGACTTAAGCAGTTGAGCCACGGACCCGTCATGGTCTTGCATTACCTTTTTGACCCAATCACCGGAGACTAACCGCTTTTCCCGTTCGGAGAGGTCGAGAACGTCTTTGCGAGCGTTGATTAGGTTCTTAGCTGCGGTCGCGTGAACCGAGACCATACGGGCAGCGTCGAGAGACTTTGAGCGTAGGGATTGAACCGCAAGACCGTAAGACGCTCGCTCAATCTGCTTCTGGCGTTCGTATGCTCCCTGTGGAGTGCTTTCAGCAACAATGGAAGGATTGACCGGAGCTTCTGATTCTGGGGGCCGATACGGACCTTCAGAATGCTCTGACCGGATATGGCTTGCTTCAATAGCAGCCTTCCTTCTTTGCGCTCCAGATCCACGCCAAGCGTCGGCGGCTTCAGCGGAGTCCAAAGGCATACCCTTTGAAACCAACTGAGAGACTCGGCCTTTGGTTAGACCAGAGTGCTTAACGTATTCGCTTTGGGTCATCGGAGACTTTCGGGAAGATCTTCAGATTTCGCTTTGAGCAAGTCGGCCAACCCTTTGCAGATTGTGCGCTGCTCTGGGTCTTTTGGATTTGGCTGGTAGTAACCAGCAATCTGATCAGCCGTAGAACGTCCAGCGCGGATCTGAGCGAGATGCCAGCGCAGTGTGTGATGCCCAAAATTAAGCATGACGTATTGTGCAGCGTTTGTCATTAGTGGTGCGTTTATAATACAATAGCGAGTTTGATCGCGGAAGATGATCGGTCCCGCGCGATCACC